ATGGATATAACAAAAGCAAAAGTGACGAAGGATAATACCCTCGTTGCAACCTATATGGATGAAACGGGTACGGTGACGGTAGAGGGAAAGAACCTCGTGACCAATGACCTGATAAACGCTTTCAAGGCTCTGGTTCCCCACATGGCTTTCCTCTGTGAACAGAAGGAGGCGGACGGTAAGGAGTTCTTGGAAGATATGCCGGAGAATATTGACAGCATCCTTGAGGTGACCGGATATACGGTGGGAGGTGACGGTGACAGCAGGGGAGCTACACTGACCGGAAAGCGGTTCCTGAAAAGCAACAAGGTGCTGAACCTGAATGCACCGTTCACCAAGTTTACAGACGAAAATGAGGACTATGCATTTCAGTTTGAGCTGGAGCAGGCCATAGAATCATGCAGCTATGAAGTGAACGAGTATATCTTCAACAAAAAATGGAAGGTGGTACAGCAGGAACTTCCGTTCGAAGAGCAGGCTGCTGCAGATGTTCAGGCTGATGTGATACCGGAAGCACAGACGGCAGCTCCGTCAAGTCCGGACATTGAAGCCTTTCAGAAGATAATGGATAACTCGAAAGTGACGATAGAGGTGAACGGGAAGAAAATCAAGCCCAGAAGTTCCGGCCGTCACAAGACCACACAGTTAGCATCATAATACTATGTTGTACCCATTTTGTGTAACGCAAACCCCGAATTGCTATAAGATAGCATTTCCCTATCATCCCACACTGAAAGACTTGGTACACCGTATCCCGAGTGTGGCCAGGAATCCGAAAGCAGCCTACATACCTGATGAACGTGCATGGAAGGTTTCGCTTGAAGATAAATGGTATGTGGATAAGATGGGAGAGTGGGCAGTATCTGCAAGGATATGCAGCCGCGTACAGCGTTCGGTATCTTCCAGGGCTGTAACGGACTACACCATTCCTGATTTGCCGAAGCTGACCGTTCCCCACGGGCTTCTTCTGGAGCCTTACGAATACCAGAAGGAAGGTATCGCCTATGCCTTGCAGCATAAGCGGTGTATCTTCGGGGACCAGCCGGGACTGGGAAAGACGTTGCAGGCAATAGGCACGGTTACGATAGCAAAGGCGTATCCGTGCCTTGTTGTTTGTCCGGCCGCCTTGAAGATAAACTGGCAGCGTGAATTCAAGAAGTTTGCCGGAAAGCAGGCGATCATCCTTGATGACAAGAACAAGTCAAGCTGGCAACGCTTCTACGAACAGAAGAAGGCGGACGGTACGGCCTTGTGCGACATCTTTATAACCAACTACGAGAGCCTGAAAAAGTTCTTCGTGCAGGGAATAAAGGATGATGCACGTTTTACCATGCGTTCCATCACGTTCGACCCGCGTATCTCACTTTTCAAGTCGGTAGTGATAGACGAGAGCCACAAGTGCAAGTCCAGCAAGACACAGCAGAGCAAGTTCCTGGAAGGAATATGCAAGGGTAAGGAGTACGTGCTGGAGCTTACGGGAACTCCGGTTGTGAACAACAATACCGACCTTATCCAGCAGTTGAAGATAATGGGACGTCTGGAGGACTTCGGAGGATATAAAAACTTCTGTGAAAAGTTTTGTGCCGGGCCTAAGCAGAGTTCCAATGTGAAGGAGTTGAACTGGAGACTGTCGACCACCTGCTTTTTCCGCAGGGAGAAGGCCAAGGTACTCACGCAGCTTCCGGACAAGTCACGGCAGTATATCGAAGTGGATATCACCAACCGTAAGGAGTACGACAAGGCGGAAGCCGATTTGATTCAGTATCTGCGTACATACAAGAATGCGGATGATGAAAAGATACAGAAGGCTCTGAGAGGTGAGGTAATGGTGAAGATGGGAATCCTGAAATCCATATCCGCAAGGGGCAAGATTAAGGTGTTCTCCGAGTTTATCCATGACGTGATAGACGGTGGAGAAAAACTGATAGTCTTTGCCTACCTCAAGGAGGTTGTGATGGAGCTGAAAAACCATTTCCCTGATGCGGTGACCGTGACGGGTGATGATAATGCAGTTCAGAAACAGAATGCTGTAGACCGTTTTCAGAATGACCCGAAATGCAGGCTGATAATCCTTAACTACAAGTCGGGAGGTACGGGATTGACGCTTACCGCTTCCAGCCGTGTGGCGTTTATCGAGTTTCCCTGGACGTTCTCAGACTGCGAGCAGGCAGAGGACAGGGCGCACCGTAACGGCCAGAAGAATAACGTGAACTGTTACTACTATTTAGGGAAAGATACAATTGACCGCTATATGTATGACGTTATCCAGACCAAAAAGAACATTGCCAACGGTGTGACCGGAACGGATGATGTGGTGAAGGAAAGCGTGGTGGATATGGCCATGAACTTATTCAGTCAGAAGTTATGAAAACTATACTGCAATCATTGAAAGAAAAGGTGGAGGGTGGAAATATTACTCTCAGAGAAGCCGCTATCAGGTTACATGAAGCCGGATGGACAAACTTTATAGATGAAGAAACTACAAGAAGGTTGCTTAAACTGTAATGAAATGAGAAAGCAGACTACACCGCTATCAGAAAGCCAGATTCAGCATGATTGCCTGACATGGTTCAGGCTTCAGTACCCGAATCTGGCTTTGCTTCTCTTTGCAGTTCCGAACGGTGGCCGCAGGGATGCAAAGACAGGAGCGAGGATGAAATACGAGGGAGTTGTAAGGGGAGTTGCCGACCTGATACTACTTATCCCCAAAAAAGGATATGCTTCCCTCTGTATTGAAATGAAGACACCGAAAGGGGTACAGAGTGACGGGCAGAAAGAATGGCAGAGAGAAGCCGAGAAGTACCGGAATCGGTATGTGGTCTGCCGTTCCCTTCCTGAATTTATGAAAGAAGTAAACGAATACTTGTTATGACCTACATAGAACTAATCAATAACTTCTGGTTCCTCGATGAAGACTGGCAATTTACCTGCTGTGAAACGAGGCTTTATTTTTACTTGTTGAAAACAGCGAATCGTTTAGGCTGGGTGGATAGCTGGACACGTAGTGACACTAAGGTGGCGTCTGACGTGGGAGTGTCGGTCAATTCGATGAAAACTGCAAGAAACAGATTGGTTCAGGCTGGTTTGATAGCATTCAAAGCTGGTGGAAACGGGCAACGGGATAAAACGAAATATCAAGTTATATGTGAATTTAGGTGTCAAAATTTGATACCTAAAGTACCACCTAACCTTGAACCTAATCCTATACCTAACCTTGAACCTAAAGTACAACCATATAATAAGACTAAGAATAAGACTAAGAATAATAATAACTCTGGCGAGTTATTTCCGCCCGAAGAAAAACCGAAAAAGAAAAAATCGGCAAAGGCAGAATTTATCCCTCCCACATTGGACCAGGTAAAAGCCTACTTTGAAGAAAAGCTTCCGGACTGGGAAAGGCAGGCGGAAATATTCTTCTATCACTTCGACAGCCTTGGATGGCGTAACGCTAACGGAGCAAAGATTGAGCGTTGGGACAGCAAGGCAAATCTTTGGATAATGGACGAACAAGCAAAACAATATCAGCATGGAAAACAATCTGAAAACAGTTGCGGAGGTAATAAACCAAGCGACATTGGTACAACAGCAGGAAAGCTTAAAGCGGTTGAACTCTGATTCAAGGCAGGCGGAATCATTCTGGAAACAGAAGCTGGTAGAGTGCATGACCAGTGTATCACCAGGATTCGTGATAGATGCCAGAAACCGCAGGGAGTTGGATGCACTGTACCGCTGGGTATGGGAAAGAGCCGGCCGTATCATGAGAGGAAGTCTTGACCCGTGCAAGGGCATTATGCTTTGTGGCCCGATAGGAACAGGAAAGTCCACGCTCATGAAAGGGCTGCAGAAGTACGAAAGTCTGGTAAACAGATATGCGTTTGCTTTCGGACGGAAGGATTTAGGCTTTGCGTTCGTTTCAGCGGCTGAAATCTCATTACGCTATGCGGAACAAGGAATTGACGGAATAATTCGCTACACGCAGCGAGAATGCGCCACAGGACTATGTGTTGACGAGCTTGGGCGTGAGCCTTCGGATGCAAAGCACTTTGGGACGGGACTGAACGTAATACAGACAGTTCTACAGCTTCGCTATGAGTTTCGTCATGAGTATTGCACTTATGCGACAACCAATCTGGAACTGGATGATATACCGTCACGGTACGGAATCTACATTGCAGACCGCTGTAAAGAAATGTTTAACATCGTTCATGTAGGCGGTGAAACTCGACGACAATAATCACCAAAAACCACATCAATATGACAAGTTTTGAAACAACAATCCAGGCGTATCTGGAGAATCGTGCAAAGACTGATTCTCTCTTTGCTGAGACCTACAAGAAAGCAAACAAGAGCATCGAGGAATGTGTCAAGTATATCTACTCGAAAGCCAGAAAGCTGGCAAAGGGAAGAAACGCAGTCGGTGTCGATGAAGCAACCGTATATGGATGGGCAGTCCATTACTACGACGAGGATGACATCAAGGTGAACAAGGTGCAGGAACGTGTGGAAGTAGTGGCTCCGGCTTCTGAACCTGCAAAAGCAGAGCAACCAAAACCACAATTAAAGCCGCAGCCGAAACGCAAGAGAGGTGATGATAACAGTCTGCAACTTTCATTATTCGGAGGACTACTAAACCCTCTGTTTATATTTAAAGAAGCATTAGCGACAGGAACAGACTTAAATACTGTTAAAACAGCCGGAATATACAGATTGACTGGCTCATACCCAAATGCTCCATTCACCCAAAGCTGGGGGTGCCTTATCGTATTGCCTATTAGCTATGGGGCAGATTATATACAAATAGCAGTCGAATCAACAAGCCAATATTTTGAAATTTATACAAGAAACGATGTAAGTAACTCATCATCATGGAAAAAAATAGCACTCTCTTCTGTTTAATTAGTTGTAAGCATCCGTTACTTATGGATTAAGCTGTTGTAATATGTTTCCATTCACCCCCAATTTTACCGCGTATATATACACTTTTTGTATCCCAGGATAAAGCTAATTGTGCTACATCTCCATTTAAGTCGCCAAATGTTATACATTTTCCGGACCCACCAAATGGGCTACCACTTGCTCCAGATGAAACCATATATACACCATTTAAAGAAGCTGAATTAAGGTCTGAAGTGAACCCTCTATATCTCATCCATCCTTCGTTGATGCTCAGTAGTCCTCCCACGAGTGCGCATAATATAAAAAAAGAGGTCCCAATTTTCTCAAATGGGCAACCTCAAAAAATGGATTTTCCGTTATAACACGACAAAGATACAGCTTTTTTTATATCTGTACTTAATTTGTCGGACCAATAGCGTATCTTCGTTTGAAAAATGGATAAAATAAGATACCGACTTGTCTACAATAGAAAGAAACAGCTCAACAAGCAAGGAACAGCCTTAGTCCAGGTAGAAGCTTTATTAAACCAACGCAAAATCTATCTAAAGACAAACATCTATCTACGTCCAGAGCACTGGGACAAGCAGACAGCACAAGTAATTGACCATCCACAAGCTAACGGCCTTAACGCTATGTTGTTTGAGTTCGTATTGTATCTTCAAGGCATAGAATTATCTTTCTGGAAACGTGGAATACAGCCTACGTTAGCTTTGCTTCGTGATGCGATAAAGAAAAACACTCCTATCAATGTTACCTTCACCGTATTTGCTAAGGAATATGTTAAGCATTCAGACCGTAGACAAAGTACAAAAGATAACCTGATAACGACTATTAATGTCCTGCAGGAATTTAGGCCAGGACTGGACTTCAAAGATATAACGTACACATCCCTGAAGGATTTTGAGTCATATTTAAGAGAGAAAGGGAACGGTGTTAATACCGTGGCAAAGCATCTACGTCAGCTCAGAACATTAGTAAACGAAGCCATTAACCAGGGGTATATTCACGCAGATGCGTATCCGTTCCGGAAGTTCAAGATAAAGCAGGAGAAAGGTCGGCACGAGTTTCTGACGCCGGACGAGCTGCGTAAACTGGAGAACCTGGAAGTAGAAGATAGGAAGCTACGTCATGTACTCGATGCGTTCCTGTTCTGTTGCTATGTAGGGTTGCGATTCTCCGACTTCTGTCAGCTGGCTCCGGAAAACTTTATTCGGGTAAACGGCAAGCGGTGGCTTCATTTCAAATCCATCAAGACCGGAATTGAACTACGACTTCCGCTGCATCTTCTATTCGAGGGAAAGGCACTTACGATACTAGACCGCTACAGTATCGAAAAATTTGCCGATTTAGGATGCAACTCAGATGTCAATAAATATCTTTCCCAGATAGCCGGGATGGCACGTATCAGGAAGCACATAACCTACCACGTTGCGAAACATCATACAATCTCTATCTAATTGAAAATTAAACAGTTATTTCTGTTTAATTAATATCAGGTAACGATTTAGAAACGAGCGAATTACAATATTCTGTTTTCTTTTGCCTCTGTCAAAGAACGATTCTTTCAATGCAAATATACACTTTACTTGTGACAAAAGCAATCTTTTTCTACATTTAATCGACTTACAGTCAGCCTTAAAGAGGGTATCTGGTCTCATTCCATCTTCTTCCTCAAAAATAACATAGCAGTCTAAATTGGTTTATGTATGGGATAGGTCTTGTTCATTCGATCCGGTAGACTACTATACATAAAAGTATAAAGGCGAGATACGACAAGGAGATGCCATGCTTTTGTGTAAGGGGAATCTCTCTTAGCTTATCGCAGACCATGTATAGCTAAGTGTTTTGAGAATAAACAGTCTGTAAAAAACGGAAAGACACCGATTATGGGCCGTATCACCATCAATGGAACCCAAGCCGGTTTCAGTTGTAAGAAAGAAATGTCCCTCGCTTTGTGGGACGTCAAAACCAACCGGGCCAAAGGCAAGTCCGAGGAGGCCCGTACACTCAATCAGGAGCTTGACAATATCAAGGCGCAAATCACCAGGCACTACCAGTACATCTGCGACCACGACAGTTTTGTTACAGCCAAGAAAGTCTATAACCGCTATGTCGGCTTCTCAGAGGAATGCCACACCCTTATGAACCTTTTCAGGGAACAGCTGGAACCGTATAAAAAGAAAATCGGCATAGAGAAAGCCGAAAGCACCTACTGCGGTCTGGTTGCCGATTACAAGAGTCTCCTGCTTTTCATGAAAAGCAAGAAGAATGCAGAGGATATTGTCATCGAAGAACTTGAGAAATCATTCATCGAGGATTACTACAACTGGATGCTCGGTACATGCGCTTTGGCAAACTCCACTGTCTTCGGGCGTGTCAATACCTTGAAGTGGCTGATGTATATCGCGCAGGAAAAAGGCTGGATACGGGTTCATCCGTTCGCATCATTCGAGTGTATGCCCGAATACAAGAGGCGTTCTTTCCTTTCCGAAGAGGAACTGCAAAGGATAATCCATATAGAACCGAGATACAAACGCCAGCGTGCCATGCGCGACATGTTCCTGTTCATGTGCTTCACCGGTCTTTCCTATGTGGACTTGAAAGCCATAACATACGATAATATCCATACCGACTCCAACGGCGGTACATGGCTGATGGGCAACCGTATAAAAACGGGAGTGGCGTATGTCGTAAAATTATTGCCCATTGCTATCGAACTGATTGAAAAATATAGGGGTACGGATGAAAAGAAAGACTCCCCGAATGTGTCTTTCCGGTAG